ACGAACTGACCCAGAGCCTGGATGACTTTTCCAAGCGTATCCTGGAACCGTCTGTGACCACCCTGGCCAGCAATATCGACTACGATGCCATGAGCATGGCCACCGATATTGGCAACAGTGTGGGCACGCCGGGCACCACGCCGAAAACGGCACTGGTCGCTTTACAGGCAAATGCACTGATGTCTGATTTTGCCACGCCGGTCAGTCAACGCTATATTGGCCTGGATCCAAATGCCAATGCTGCCATGGTCAATGGTCTGTCCGGATTCTTCAATGCGTCCGAGAAGATCAGCTCGCAGTACAAAGCGGGCACGATGGGCATGAACACGCTTGGTTATGACGAGTGGTTCATGACGCAGTCCGTTCGCAATCACACGACCGGTTCAGCTGCTGCTGCTTCGGTTTTGGTCGATGACACCACGTTCGCCGAAGGCATGACCGACACCATCATGGATGCCGGCGGTGCAGCTGGCACCATCCTGGAAGGTGATGTATTCACCATTGCAGGGGTTTATGCGGTGAACCCGGAAACAAAGCAGACAACAGGATCACTCCTGCAGCTGGTTTGTACGGCTGATATCACGGCCGATGGCGCTGGTCAGTTTGCTGCTGTGAACTTCTCTCCTGCCCTGTATACGTCGGCAAGTGCCGGCCTGCAGAATGTCGATGCTCTCCCGGCCAATAACGCGGCTGTGACCATAATCGGCGCTCAAAGTCAGACCTATCCCCAGAACATTGCCTTCCACAAGGATGCGTTCGTGTTGGGTACGGCGGACCTGGAAATGCCACAGGGCGTCCATTTTTCGGCCCGGGAAGTGCAGGACGACATCTCTATCCGGACGGTGCGTCAGTACCGAATCGGTACGGATGACATTCCCTGCCGTTTCGATGTGCTCTATGGGTACGTGGTCTGGCGCAAGGAAATGGCGTGCCGGATCTGGGGTTAGTATTGATGCCGGCCTTCGGGTCGGCTCTTTAAATCAAGAGGATTTTTATCATGGCTGAACAATTAGGCGGAAACCCGCCGGATGGTACGGTAGCTCCCGGGCTGCACAGAGAAGTTATTTCAGGGGTAGGCGCAACCCGTCAACTCAGGGCTGACGAATCAGGATCTTTGTGCTTGCTGGATGTGGCTACGGGTGTTGTTTATACCTTGCCGGACAATCCGGCAGTAGGGACGACCTTCAAATTTCAGGTAACAGTTGCTGTTACCTCGAATGCTCATAGCGTCATTACAGGCAATGCGGCTATTTTCATGGTCGGCGGCTGTATTATGGCCGATGTGACCGTGGCAACTTCGGGTGACTACTTCGAGGCTGATGGCTCCTCTATCGTGGGCCTGTCGGCGGGTGGATCAACAACTGGCGGCCTGATGGGCGAATACTACGAGGTGACGGCTGTATCGTCGACTGTGTGGGCTATCAATGGTGTTCTTCACGGTGCTGGCACCCTGGCGACTCCGTTTATCTAACAGACTTGGCCCGCCTTTCGGGGCGGGTGCTTTTTGGAGGGTTTATGGGTGGTAAAGCATTAGGCGTGAGCATGAGTGTTGATGCAGTAGCAGCGGCCTCGGCGCCGACGGCGTATTCAGCTCCGACGGCGGCTCAGGGCGTGACTGTTACATCAGAGGCGGCAACTGACCTGGATGACGCTGCAGCAGCTCTTGTAACACTGGTAACGGAAACAACCGCACTGACCACAAAGGTCAATGCAATCCTGACGGCACTGAAAGAAAACGGGCTGATGGATTCGTGATCAGGATGCTGGATGACCGGATCTTGATCGAGCCGCAGGAGAATAGCGACATCAATCCTGACGGCGTGGTTTATGTGGGCAAGCCGACAACTACCTTTGTTGCCGACGCTGACAAGGCCGAGCAGATTTGCGCCGGGCGCGTGGTCTCTGTAGGTCCTGGCAAGCGCCACAAGAAGACCGGCAGGCGTATGCCGCTGGATGTAAGGGTGGGTGACTTTGTGTCATTCTCCGATACCTGTCACAAGCCCTATGACGAGTATCTTGTTATCCGCGAGGCGGATGTTATGGGCAAGAGCAATGAGCCAATTACGGCGCAGGTAGTTTATTAATCGGGTAGACCCCGCGAGGACACAGACATGCCAGAGAATTTGAATGATACAGCCTCTACACTGAAGCAGAACGCCATCTATGAACGGGATGCGACGAACCCGGAGGGTAAGCCCTATTCCATCGCACAGAAGCGCTCGAATGCAGCGGTGAAGGGCCGGACGCTCCTGTATAACGAGGACAATCCGACCAGGGGCATAGTCTTTGAAGGCTATGAAGTGCCGGACGCAATCTCTGATGGCTGGATAGATGCGCCGTTGATTCATCCGAATAACCCGAACCCGGTCAAGGTGGAAGCGCCCGAGCCCGAGGTAGACAACGAAATGGCGGGCTTGTGGGCTGAAGTGGACCGCCTGGATATGGATCCGCGACCACACCACAGATCCGGGAAGGCCAAACTTATGGACGCAATAGCAAGGTACAAAGATGGCTAAAGCCGGCGACATCATCACGGATGCCATGCAGGATATCGGCGTCCTGTCTGCTGGCCAGGAGCCGACGACAGACGATTATTCGACCTGTCTGCGTCGGCTTAACAAACTGCTTGAACTTTGGTCGATTGATTCCCTGCTAGTCCCCTTTCGGACCCAGATAAGCCATGCGCTTGATGGGTCCGAGTCGTATACAATCGGGTCTGGTGGCGATATTGATACTACCCGGCCGACATTTATTGAGTCGGCGTACACGGTACACAATACCCGCGACTATCCGCTCCATGTCTCACGCGATCGGTCTGAATACGACCGGATTTATGACAAGAGCATTATCGGCGTGCCGAGGGTCCTGTATTACGAGCCCCAGATACCATTAGGCAGGATATTCATCTGGTACGTGGGCGATGGCACCTATACGCTGAAAATGTCGGTGAGGGGCACGCTGACGAGCTTTCCCGACATAACCACGGAGGTTGACCTGGCGCCGGCTTACTCGCTGGCCCTGGAGCATAATCTGGCGATACTCATTGCTCCAGTCTTTGAGACATCGGCATCGGCTGAAGTGGTTAATACAGCCAAAGATTCATTAGTCAAAATTGGGCGATTGAACCGCCAGGCTCCGAAAATGCAATTTGCCCGAGGCATACCCGGAGGGCGTGGGCTGTATAATATCGAGGCTGGTTACTGATGCAGAAAGGCAAGCCAGTTGATATTCCACTAGCTGTTGATTTGCATATCACAGAATTTGCGGCTGGAAAAGTTACTGAAAAAGAGTCAGGTTGTATTAATATAGTTTTTGACCAGTTCAATGATGGCAAGTGGTATGCCACACAAAGGCCGGGGATAAACCAGCTGGAAGATGCCAGTGAAACGGTATCAGATGAACGTGGCCGGGGCTGTTACTATTGGGATGCGGTGGGCGCTAAGTACATGGTCAACAATGACACTGTGTACAAGGCGGACTATACGGGTGATCTTGCAGCAACGATATCAGCCGGCACAGAAAAAGTATTTATGTATGAGGTCGGCGATTATCTTGTCATTATCGACCAGGAAAATGACGAGGGCTGGTATATAGCCAGTGGTGCCGATACCACGCTGCTTGAGATACTAGACGCCGACTTTCCCTCTCCGCTTGCCCGCGGTGGTGCTGTCTTGAACGGCAAGCTGTATCTGATGAATACAGCCGGTGAGATTCTGGAGTCTGATATTGAAGACCCAACAGCCTGGAATCCATTGAATTTTAAGACGGCAGAGGTTGAGCCCGATGGTGGCGTGATGCTTGCCAAGCATCATGAGCATATCGTGGCGATTGGCAACCGGACGCTGGAGTTTTTCTATGATGCCGGGAATCCAACGGGGTCAACGTTGAATGTCAGAGAAGACATCTCTTATGACATCGGCGCGATAAAGGCGGACACCGTTGCTTATATTAACAACCGGCTATATTTCGTCGGCCAGGACAAGACGGGTCCTGTCGCCGTTTACATGCTGGATAATTTCAACCTGTCAAAAGTGTCCAGTGAGACCGTGGACTCGTTTTTAACGAGCGCAGTTGTCGCGGACAATATAGGATTGCTGGCGTCTGGGTTTGTTAGTGGGGGCCGTGATTTCTATCTGCTGACGACCTTCAACGTAATCACTGACATTGCACCCGCTGAATCACTTGTGTATGTAAGTACCCGGGGATGGTGGGGGCATTGGGATCTACAGATACCCGGCGCTGCTTACTGCCCTATTGTTGACTGGATGCCGAGCGCTACTACGAGGGCCGGCGAAGGCATATTGTCAAACGGCGACCTGATTACCGTGGTCGATGATTTTACACCGGTAGACGTTGTGCAGGCTGCGGCTGTGTATGAGGACGGGGTATATGAACCTGGCATCTACTCAGCAACTGCAGGTTTTGGTCTGTCGATACCCTTTGAGATTATCACCGGAGACTTTAACGGCGGCAGCCCCAGAAGAAAGACACAGGGTGATATGTGGTTAATGCACGCGACTATCCGAGCTGACGAGTCTGTGACTATTTCTGTGTCCGATGGGCAAAACGTTAATTATCAAGCTCCCAGGTCTTTATCTGTAAAGGACAAGGACGCCAGGTTAAACCGGAATGGCAGTTTCCGTCGAAGGAATTACAAGGTGTCCGGCTCTTTATCAGAGCAGATCAGAATGGAAAGTCTGCAGTTTCCGGTGAGGGTTGGATGAGTCTTGTTCCTCCACCCAGCCGTATTCCGTTTCTCGACGCGATGGGGCGGAATGACCGCACCTGGATTAAGTGGTTGTTTGATTTATGGAATTTTGTAGCCGAGCCTTATACCAGGCATGTACAGATACAAGCATCATTAACCGGAACCCCCGCTAATCAGCCGGCCCCTGTGTCGTTTGGCACTGTTAGCGCCTTACAGTTTGCGACAACCGGCTCAAGGTATGTTTATTGTCAGTGGGAAGTCCCTAATGACTGGGATGGATCTGACGTTATTATTGAAATTGACTGGTGCCCGAACTCCGGCGCCATGACGGCTCCAGATGCGGTCAAGTGGGATGTTGAATACAGAGCTATTGCAGAGGGAGAAATACTCACCGCGGGAACAGTTGCTACAGGTACGGTGACTATTAACACAAGTCTTGCTCAGTATTATTTCCATCATGCGGCATTTACGATTGCCTGGGATGATGCCAATCAGCCGCTAACCAAGCAGGATCATGTATTCTTTCAGTTCACAAGAGACACTGGCGTGGCGAATGATTTTGGCGGGACAGCGGCGATTACTGAATTTGAAATAGTTTATACGGCAATTGGATATCCAACTTCCAACTAGAGATAATTATGGCTGATAGAGATGTTGTTTCACGGGCTGGCAAGGAGGCGGCGCTCAATATTGCCGACCATGATCAGAATTTGAATGCGTACTTGTCAACGTCTGAAGAACAGACGGGCGCAACGTATGAGGTTGTTTATACAGATCATGGCAAGCTGATCGAGCTGAACAATGCGTCCATGACCTGCACCCTGGATGCCATTGCAGACATTGTGGCCGCGATGGACTCGGGTGTTGATAACTTCAGTGTGACGCTGAAGAATACCAATGCTGCAGCGGCAACAATCGAAAGAAGTTCTACCGACACAATAGACGGGAAAACCTCAATCATACTGAATACAAACGAAACATTAACGCTGCAAACTAATGCGGCTGATGATGAATGGCTGCAGATGTCGGATGGTCTGTCTATTTATTCCGGGTATGTAATCTACCCCTCGCCAGGATCAGGGTCTGAACTTCCAGACGGTTGGTCAGCAGCAAGCAGCGGTACAGGAATTTTTACTATTACCCACACCCTGGGCACAAACCGATACTCAGCGTCGGCTACTGCCATAACCGGGACGGCTGTTGTTGTAACGATAAGTGCGTTACAGCCTACATATATAACCTTCAGGCTATATGACTCTGCCGGGGTATTAATAGATAGGACTTTCGACTTCATTATCAAGCGGTGGTAAGAGACCATTATGCCTACATATAATCCATTGCAGGACCCTACATATGCTCTCAATTCTCCCGGGGCATCAACGGGTGGAGTGTACACGCCGCCGGGCCAGTTCACGCAGATGCCGACGCCGGGTTATTCCACTAATTCTCCCGGGACATATACGCCGACAAGCAACACGTCGTCCACAACCAATGACTGGAACCCGTGGGCGCTGATCGGGTCCGCCGGCGTGGGTGCTGCTGGACAATATTTTCAGGGCCGCAATACGTCGGACATGACGGACGATAATCGAGCGCTGAGTGATGAATCGCGCAAGCTTACGCTGGGTGAGATTGGCGACTCCTGGGAGGATATAAGCAAGTGGCTTACGCCTTATCTTGATGCGGGTACGTGGGCGCTGGATAAATACAAGCAGGGTGCCGGCATGGCGCCGGATACGCCAGTGTTCAAGGACTTTGACCAGGGCGACCCCTTTGCGTTCGACTATAAGGACTTTGATCAGAATCCTGCTTATCAGTTTGTTCGTGATCAGGGGTTACAGGCAACCGACCGACTTCAGGCGAAGAACAGGAACCTGGGCAGTGGCAATCGACTGACTGCTGCACAGAATTATGCTTCCGGCCTGGCCAGCACGGAATATGGCAATGAGTTTGGCCGGCAGCTGGATACGTACAATGTTAATTATGACAACCGTTTCGGCGCGCACTCATACAACAACACACTGCAGCAGCAGCGTTACCAGAATGAAAATACCCGGTACGACAAGAACCAGGGCGGCTACAAGGATCTGCTAACGCTGGGGGCTGGTGCAACTCAAAACATGGCCAGCTTCAGGGACCGTGCATCTGGAGATCGACAAGATGCCTATGCTGATTATGCAGCAGAACAGGGGTCCGCGAATATCGTAGACGCAAACAGCCAGAACCAGCTTGTTGATGCCATTACCCGCTTTGGTGCACCGCTTGTAACTACATTGCTCGAAAAGCATGGCGGCTCCGTGGCTAATGTGCTGACTGAACTTTTTGGTGGTGGTGATGTAGCGGGGGCCGCGGCTGGAGCTGGAGGTGCTGCAGGAACGGCTGCTAGCATGTTTGGTGGCGGGGCAGCATCCGGCATGGGAACGGGAGTGGGCGCCATGACTGGCGGCACTGTCGGACCATCGGCGATGGGGGCTCCGGCAGGGTGGGAGACAGTGGGCGCCATGGGTGCCGAGGCATCGGGTGGCGGTGTAGCCGGCGCTGGTGCGGGGGCAACAGCAATGGCTGCTACGCCATTGATTGGTTTCGGTGCGGTAATCGCTTTGGATCAATTGCTTGGCAGTAGTCCGCAGATTGGAAAGACCAGGGAGGCTCTATCGGAATCCAGTGATCCAGTCGGGTTTATATTAAATATGAGCAACTCTGATTTGAGTGGTTTAAGCATGGCATCCATGACCGGAGTCAGTGGCCTGACCGAGAAACGGGGTTTATTCTTTTCAACAATGGTTGCCAATATGGACCCACAAGGCATCGAGGCATTAAAGGCGGATCCGAGGGCGGGGGATATGATTGATAGTATGCTGGCGTTTAATTCTTCGGCCATGCAGATGAGTCCTAAAGCCGGCGGTGGCTGGGATGATAGCGGACTGACTACGTTATTCCCGGAGCACGCGGCTGATTTCAAGGCCATGAAGGATGCCAGTTATATGTTGCATAACATAGAGTCTTTGGCCGAAGACAATCGAATGCATCCGAGTGAAGTCAAGACGATACAAGATCAGGCCGAGAATGAAATGCGCCGGATAAGTGCGCGACTTTATTCGTCCATCTATAACAAAGTCGCAAGCTGGGGAGGTTAAAAATGGCAAGTCAACTAGCCGCATTGATGGGCGCACACGGGCGCGGTATGCGTCGTACCGATCCATCGGCGAGCGCCATTACAACCGGCATGTACGCCTATGACCGCAGCCAGGAGTCCAAGCGCAACCGGGCGCAGGCCGAAATTGCCGGCGTTGAAAGACGGCGCAAGCATGGCTTTGAGGATGCCAAAGAGCGGCGCAGTCAAAGTGAGGAATCGCGAAAGCAGGCTGAATTTGACGATGAGCGCCAGAAAGCACAGATGGGGCAATGGTTGGGTCCGGTCACGGCAGCGACAACCAATGAAAAGTGGATAGCTGCACAGACACAGGGATTTATACCCAAGGGCATGCCATTCTCTGCTCGCGAACCCTTCATGATGTACGCATTACAGGAAAGTGACCGGCTGGCGCGCGAGAAGCAGGCGACGACTGCCGGCCTGGATGAGCGTAAGTTCAAGGAGACCGTGCGCAATAACAAGGCGAAAGACAA